AACGCTTGAGCTCGGGCGGCTTCTAAGTTAGCTACACCAAGCTGTCCACCTGCTTGTGCTTCCAAGCCTGCGATGCCTGACTTGTACAGCGCCTCTGCTTCGCCTTGACGGCCTGCTTGTGACAACTGTGCAAACGGTGATGCCGCCTGTAGTGCATTCAACTCTTGCTGTTGTGGCAAGTAGGAACCACCTAGCAAACCTAGGATGTTCTGTGTCTGTTGGCCCTGTAGTACACCAGCTTGGTTGATAGCGTTAAAGGCGTTGGCAGACTGTTGCTCTTGGATAGCCTTCTGCATAGCCAGCTGTTCAGGTGTGCCACCATAAGCGGCTGTAGATACGCCACCACGGCCTTGAGCCTGTAAGCGGTTCTCTAATGCTAGGCGCTGACGCTCCTGCTCAGGCTGTTGCATACTAGTCAACTGTTGGAATAGGCTTTCAGCGGTCACAGGAGCCTGCTGAGACAACGCACCAGCTTGACCTAATAGGTTGGTAGCGATGCCCTGCTGTGGTGCTCCTACAGAGACGTCTAGGCCGCCTTGTGCACCTACGTTAGTCTGGCCTGTACCGGTACGTACTGCAAAGGGCTGAAACGCTGTGCGCTCTGCCGCTTGTGTACCTAGCTGGCCTGCCTGTGAAGCAAACTGTCCAGACGAACGGTTAAGGGTATTGATAGCGTCTTGAGGAAGGTCATACGCATACTTAGCAGTGCCTAATTGACCAGCAGTGTCTAGCAAGCCCCCACTTAGAAAGTCAGTGATAGCCATTAGTATGTACCTCCATCAATGGTGTCGGCTGTTACTGTGCCTGTTACAGTCAGCGTAGGAATAGTCACAGTGCCTGTAAAGGTCGGTGATGCAGTGTTAGCCTTGGTAGCCACTGCTGTTTGAATGTTGTTGTACTCAGAGTCAATCTCAGCACCTTTGATGATCTTGTTAGGGTTGCCGGAGGCTAGGCCGTCTTTAACAGCAAAGTTTGTTGTCTTTGTATAGTTTGACAAGGGGAAATCCTCTTAAAGTGTTCGTCCAATTAGTGCTTGAGCTGTGATGCGCTGAATAGATACAGGGCTACCGTTAATAGTTGATTCAATACCTAGCTGTACAACTTGGCCGCCACCAGAGGCGTTAACGCTGGGTCGGTTTACCAAGACACCTGCGTTGAACTCGCCTTCACCCCACTCAGAAATGCCGTACTCAGCTAGTTCTTGTTCTTGTAGTGTGAATGTACGTTTCTTATAGCTGTAGGCGTAGTCATAGCCCCAGTTCAGTGTAGCCTGTGTACCGCTACCGCCAATGACTGATACCTTCAAGTTCTTGAGTAGCTTCAGTTGGCTAGGTGCGCCGAAGTCTAAGTAGTTAGTAAAGTAACGCATGATGTATGGGCTATCGTTGTCTGTGTAGCCATCATACTGTGCAACGCCTAGCGTCTTACCAATGTACAACTTACCGTCTGTGGTGCGTACAGCGCACTGTGGGTCAATACCGTTCCACTCTGTAGCTCGGTATGCACCGTCTTCCAAGGGTGCCCTTACATCAAAGCAAAAGGTAAGGTTGTTCTCAGGTAGGTGCAGTAGGTAGAAGGCTTCTTCAGGACTGTATACGCTAAAGATGTTACCTGTTTCAGTCTGTACCAGCGATGTAAACTCAGTACGAATATTCTTAGAGATGTCTGTCATAGGTGCTGACTTCTCTTGAATGACTCGGTTGAGACTACGTACACCAGCATCAGACAAGAAGAACAAGTCATTACCAGTCTTAGCAATACTGTCACGGGCAATACAGCCAACACCAACAATGCTGTCTGCTAGTGTCATAGTGGCAGGGTCTTCAGCGCCTTGGTAGATAAGTATCTGACGCTTACCAAAGATAAACAGGAAGTTGTTGTGACTAGCTAGTCCAGTAATTTCGTCTGTGCCATTGGGCCATACCTTAGATACATTAATAGAACCACTGGAGCCAGTATCCCACATATGACCAATAAGAAGATCAGACCAATACACAGTGTGATTATTAGTAGCAGTATTAGCGGCCCACAAGCGACCATAGCTAGAAAGGACAATATTAGCTTCCGGCACTGTGCCACTATAGCCGGTAACATCTTCAATTTCATCACAAGTAGTTCCATCATAGACTAGCGGTGCGTGACCAGTTTGGAATAGGTATAACTTACCATTGAAGTTTACACCGTTCCAGTTGTTGGCTGTGATGCTTGCACCGGCTGGTGTAATGTCAGTAAGGGTGGTAGTGCCTTTGAATACCTTGTTCTCACCTGTAGATACAATTTCTGTAGTACCATCAGACTTAATGTATTCAAAGATGCGGTCAATGTCAGCGGCGTTGGTATCTGTGATGTATCTCCAACCCTTCCGAGCGCCTACACGCCCGAATTGGTCAATAACACAGTTATCAGCTACCAAGGCAAATTGCTCAGACAAGGCTGTAGGGCTATCTTGGGTGTTAAGCCCATAGAAGCCCGGTGCCTGAATAGCAATGCTTTGTAGTTGTTGAGCCATTAGTATACATTCCAGACAGTTTCTTCAGGGTGCTTCAGCGCATCAAGACTAATAGCATCCTGTAGTGCACGCTGTGCAATAGTGTACTGTTGAGTAGATGACATACCACCAGCTTCACCACGCTCCTGAATAGCCATAGCGTAGGCTAATTGTGTAACGGGGTACGCAGGTACTGTGATGATGTCAGCGTCTGCTGTGAGGTCTGGTGGACGCTTTACAACAGTGACTTCCAAGGAAAGAATAGAGTTAGGTGTAGGGTACATTTCCAACAGGATATCACCGTTGCTGTCAATACCGTTGAATGTGTAGTACGCAGGTGCACTGTTGTTAGTTGCATTGATGCGGTTGCGGCGTACCTGTGCAGAAGTAGCGTATGTCAAGAAGCGGTTATTAGTAATGTCCGCTACATCTACGATTTCAGAACGAGGTGTAACACCAACCAACGATACATCTTTAACATTAGCAACTGTGTCAACAGACTGTGTAGTCTTTAAAGCTGACCACTGATAGTTATCTTCAACAAAGATCTTGGCGTCATTAACCATAACACCGATCTGTGAACTGTATTCATTTTCATCTACAGATAATACAACATCTTCACGTAGACGTTTAAGAACATTGTTTACTGCTTCTAGGTATGTCATTTTACTTTATCACTCTATATAGTTTATATTAGCATACTTTTTATCAAAAGTCAAGAACTAAATTCTACCTGCTATCAAATCTCTTGCTAAAGACTCATCGTCTTGGGATAGTTCAAAGGGTGAATCTAAGGATTGGAATTCATCAGTGCTATCAACAACAGCACCTTTACCGCCACCGCCAGCCTGGTAAGCTAACCCAGAACCAATGGCTCCGAAGTCTACATCAATGTCTAGGCTAGGAATATCAATACCTAACTCTTTGGCTTCTGGTAATGTAATACCTAGTTCGCTGGCTTTGACACCTGTGAAGTCTATGTCGGGGATAGCGACTTTTAAGTCAGGTAAGTTCACATCAGGGAAGTCTGCCTTGAGGCTACCAAAGTCAATACCGCCAATGAACTTGATAGCGTCAGGTAAATCAATGTCCATGCCTGTTAAACGCTTCAAGTCAAAGTCTAGGTTAGCATCTGGTAAGAAGTCAGGGACTTCAAAGTCTGTTAACTTGCCGCCTTCTTCAAAGAAGGTGTATACAGACTTCTGTAGTGCCGCGTCAGCATCGCCTGTCTTGTCAAACACTGCGGCGCCTTCTAAGCCTGCCCTGCCCATAGGGTTGTCTAGGTTGAATTCTGTACCGTACACGTCACCTAGTACGTCTACACGGTTCTCGCCCAAGCCGATACGTACTGCGGCTTCTGTAGGGTTCTCATAGCCTTCAGGTAAGACCTCTTTAATGTCTTCACCATACACACCAAATACGGCAGGTACTAAGTCTTCGCCAGTAGCTAGACGACCTGCAAGCTGAACAGCCTTCAAATCAGACTGTCCTAGTTGACCTCCGATCATTTGTTTTGCAAAGTCTTCAGGATCAAAGGTAAAGCCGCCAGAGTAATAGTCACGCCAAGAAGGGCTACCGCCGCCTGTACTGCTCGCAATAGACAACCCGGTACCCATGGACTGTGCTACGTCTCCGCTGTCGCTGTCGGACTGCTGTTGGGCTTCTAGGGCCGCTGTAATGTTTCTTTCTGTTACGGCATCTTTAGTAGTGAAACCCTGCTTGCCTGCAAAGTTAGTAAGGTAGCCAACAGTACCATCAGCAAGCTGTACTGTATCAGCAATTTTAGACTGACTAAGAATGCCTTTAGTTACCAGATCAACACCAGTAGCTAAGCCACCTGCTAGTTGAGGATTGGCAGTAGCTCCAAATGATGCGCTACCTACAACAGAGCCTAGGCCCGTACCAATGATGCGTGGGCCTAAGAAGTTAGTAGCCATAGCACCAAAGTCTTCAGGGATGTCATACACTAACTGGTTGGTAAAGTCACCGCCTGCAAAGTCACCAGTAGCGTAGTCACCTAGTACACGTAAGTTCTCCTGCTTGAAGTCATCACCGTACAGGTTGCCAAAGTCTTGGTACTGTTGCTCAGATGCGCTACCAGCGCCTGAAAGGTTCGCTACGCCTTGATCTCGGAGTGCGTCAGCATACTGCTCATAAGCAGACTTAGGAGTTACTACGGGCGTTGCTACAGCCGGCGGAGGTGTGTAACCACCATCGCCACCATACAGACCGCCAACTGTCCAGTTTTCGTCACGCTGTCCGCCATAAGCGGCTTCTTCGTATCCACCGCCACTAGGAGTACTGCTACCGCCGCTAAAGAAGTCACTAAACCAGCCCATATTAACCTCCTTGAGTCATTACAGGATAAACTGCGTAGGTAGCAATGATATCAAACTGAGAACCAGTCTGAGTTTCAACACGCAAGCTGTCGTTTTCATCCATAATGATAAAAGCATTGTTTGTCATAATGTCTAAAAAGTTACCTGAATCGACGAGATAGTCATCAACAATGTGCGTGTGATCGCCATCACGTTGCCACATAATGTTTAGAGTCTTGTTGTTACCTGTGTGGTTGGTAGCGTGAATGTACTCCAAGCGTGCTTCATGGTTAGGCGGTACTGTGAATACCACTGTCTCTGTTGCCGCTGTTACGTGCATACCTATTGTCTTATAACGCATTATAAACCTTCTGTGTAGAACATCCTTACCATGTTGGCACAAGTATCAGAACGTACAATGTCGTTCATGTCAAACTCGACTACACAAGTATTGGGAAGTTCGTAGTTATCTAATAGTTCAATGAACTGGATAAGCCCAGTCTTGTTCTTTAAGTCTGACTGCTTAGGATCACCCATCAGCACTAGGACAGCATTCTCGCCAATACGGGTGCTAATGGCTTTGATTTCATCCATTGTTAACTGCTGTGCTTCATCAATGAGAATGACAGCGTTGTCAAAGCTACGGCCTCGAATGACCTCTAATGCTACTGTCTCA